AAGCGCAGGGTGTATGAAGCCATGACCGTCAAAAACATTGATGGGAACGTCTTTGTATCCTTCTTCGATGCCATGCGTTTTCCAAACACGCTTTTCACCGGTTTCTTTGTCGGTATATTCACGTTCTTCTTCCACCAGCCAACGAAGCTTCTGATGTGGAACCACCGTTTCATAGTCAGGGACAACGATTGTTTTCGGATACCACCCGTCAAGGCAATGACATGAACTGAACATAAGACCGCGATAGGCGCACCACTTAGAAAGGACGGTCTTTTTCATTTCCAAGTCCATCGTTATATGCCTATCGACTTCTTCAGCAACAGAAGCATCAATAAATCCAAGAATTGCATTTCTTGTCATACTGGCACTTCGTTCGCTCATGACAAACTTTACACCGTTAAGCATAAAGCCGTCAACAACCATGTGCTTGATTTCTTCTTTTTTGCTTTTAGAACCGTTGCAATCAACAAACACAATGTATGGCACGAATATACCGGTTCTTCCGGTAATGTTTCGCAGCAAGCGAAACATCATGTTGTCACCCTGTGAAACTGTATATTCCGCGTTGTCTATACGCGCATCGTAGCCGCTGTTAATTATTACGCTTGCTGGAAGCTTTCTAACTTTGTAGAGCTTTGGTGCGAACAATCAACCACATCCTTAATTCGTTTAAGAATTTCAGTAACAGACGCCCAGCCATCTTCGTCTTCGTTTTCGACAGTAAAGTCAACATGGATAGAATCGTACCGATGCGCTTCTGTCATGATTTCCGCAAGCACCCTTTCTTCATCCATGCCACTATCAATGCAACGCCTGAATCGTTTGTAAGTTCCACATGAAATGAAGAATGAAACAAATTCGACGTCTTTATCCGCCTGCATCTTTCGTAGCGTAGCTGGGTCAGCAACAAACACCTTCAGTTCGTTCGCGTCACTATCTGACGTTTCATAGCGAAAGTAATCCGTCAGCCGCTTCGCAATTTCATCAACGCCACTTCCAATCTTACCAATAAGAACGATATTCAATTAACCACGACCTTCCAAGTATTTCTGAATTTCCCGACCAAACGCGTCAGACTTGTTGTAGTGACAAGACTTATCGCATTCGGGACAAATCCCTCCACGATAAACGCATTCACGAACGCAACAACGCGCAAGATTCGGGTCAATCTTAGCAAGTTCGTTGACCACATCACGCCACACGTCACGGGTTTCCTTGTGTGCCATGTTGCAAAGACGCTTTCGACTAACGTTAATAAATGCCTGCGCGTTGATTACTATATCCATGTTCACTAACGCGCCCTGCGGCAGTTCGTCGCGTGGAATGTCAGACTTGTGTCTGTCGTCACGCTGTGTGCTGACATAAGGCGTATAGCCTTCATGATGTCGAACAAGGTGCGTAGCTATCCAAGACTTGATTCCACGAATTTCGATTAGGAATGTCTTTGCACGAATTGGCGAATGTTCCTTGAAGTAAATATCCTTCATGAACTTGTCCGACGGAAGGTTTTCAGCATCATCCTTCCACACTGTCACACGCGCGGTGTTAAGTATGACGGAATCATCTGTCAGCGGAAAAATCTGGATTGTCATTAAACCACCTCAGCAATTCTTTAATTTCTTCCCATGTATCAACAACGTAAATGTTTGCGCCAGACGGAACCTTTTGCCATGTATGACTGTTTCCGTTCTTAAAAAGAATCTTCACAGCGGCATTCGTATACAGCAACGAATCAACCCTATCATCAATCTGTACTGCGCCAGCCATATCAAATTCGCATTTATCCTTACCGCTTTTCTTGCCGCCTTCCGTATTGATGAAAGCCATGTCATATCCAAAGTTGCCTTCGGACAAGAACTGCGCTTTTCTACGAAGATTTTCAGAACAGCCACAACTACAGACAGTTACTTCATGACCGCGCAAAATATCCACAGCATCATGAAACAGACCTACGTTTTCCCAGAAGTAATCACCAGCGTAAATATCTTCAACCATCTTTGGAGTCATGTGCCGATAGATTGAACGATAGCACCAGTCATGGACATCACTCGCTGCCTTGTTAAGCCCATACTTTTCGTTCAAGTATTGGACTACTGTGACACTTGACATAGCAAACGTATCATCAAAATCAACGAAAATCTTCAAATCATCACTTCCTTTATTACGGTTGTGATTATATCACAAAAGATGGTATTTGTCAACCCCTTTTCGCAAATGTTCACAAAATGTTTACAATTCAAAATCGCGCAGAAAAGAAAGAAAAAAGAAACAAAGAAAGCTGATGTTTCCCCCTATAACCCCCTTCTTAGTAAAGAAATAAATAAAAAAGAAAGAAAAGAATATAACATGGAATATTTATATACTTCGTTTAACTTCGTATATAAATATATATTATATATTATAGCAAACATCAGACGATTTGTCAAGTCTTTCAAAATGTTCACAAAATGTTTACAATTTACCTATTGACAAATCGAGAGAAATGTGTTATAATACGCGCATAAGGTGGTGATAGAACTGAAAGTTATCATGATTAGCGGAAAGGCTGAAAGCGGCAAGAACTTCGTTGCAGACGTTATGCGACGAAAACTTGAAGACGATGGCAACAAGGTTCTCACTGTTGCTTTTGGCGACTATGTGAAATTTCTTTGTGGCACATACTTTGGTTGGGATGGTAAGAAGGATGAAAAGGGAAGATACCTTCTCCAGCATATCGGAACTGGTGTTTTCCGGCAGTATGATGAAGACTTTTTTGCAAATCGCGTTGTCGATTTAATCAAAGCGACAGGCGGCTGGGATTACGTTATTATTCCAGACTTACGATTCGAAAACGAACTGCACATCATCCATAGCAACTTCGATGCTGTTGCTATTCGTGTAGAACGAAACGGCTTTGAAAATAGTCTTACAGCTACACAGAAGCTCAATCAGTCAGAAACAGAACTTGATAATCACCCGGGATTTGACTACACCATCAACACAAACAACGCTGCTGAAAAAGAAAAGCAAGCACTTATGATTTTGGAGGAAATTGTGAATGGCTAATAAAAAGACTACAGATACGAAAGTGGCTGCTGTTGTCCCTACGGGAGTTGAAGCGTCACCTGAAATCGCAAATGACATCCAGACGCCGACCAGCTATAAGGCTAAGGAAAAAGTTCCTTCTGAGCTGTGGTACTGCGTGGAAGACGCAACCGGCATTGGCACTATGGCACTGAATCTTCCTTCTGGTTGCTTGATTATGACTGTTGTTGACCAGATTCAGCCCGCACTTCAGTACGTTCCAGGCATCCATTACGATGAAGCAAACAAGCGATTTTCCGTATAATCCATACGGACGGCAAAAGGCAACTATCCTTGGCACTTCTGACGATGGGCGTGTATTGCTAAAAGTGGATGACCTTTCGCTTATAGACAAGTGTAAATCAGTCTTCATAACACCGAACGATACACGCCAAATCACATCAAACCAACGAAGAATGGTGTGGGCGCTAATCGGCTACATTGCAGAATGGCAAGGCGAATCGAAGGCATCCACAATGAAGACGATGGTTAATGAAGCCATGAAGTACGACTTCCTTTCGTTGGCTGGTGAAGATATCGGCGAACCATTTTCCTTATCAAATGCGCCAATGTCCCTTGTATGCGAATACCAGAAGTTCTTGATTGACTTTATTGTGGAAAACGATATTCAGACAGATAGACCACTTTATGAATATGTGGACGACAACGACCGCTACATCTACAGTTGCCTTGCCAAGCAACGTTGCTGTGTCTGCGGAAAGAAGTCAGACCTACACCACTGCAATATCGACGGTTCTCGCGTCGGCATTGGACGTGATAGGCGAACAATCATTCATGAGGGGCTTTCCGTTCTTCCGCTTTGCCGTGAACACCACAACGAAATACACACCATGCCAGAAAATGAATTCTTTGCGAAATATCACATCAGTCCAATTAAGTTGGACAAAAATCTATGTAGGAGGTACGGGTTGCACACCTATGCTGAATGATGCATACCATCAGATTTTTTGACGACGGCGGCGTCTTTATCGAAGAATTTGTATATCACAACGCGATTGTTCCGCACCTTGGTGCTGACGTTGTTGTTGATGACCTGCGCTACTTCGTCACGGACGTGCTTATTACTTACGAAGGAGACCAGCAGTACGTTGACGTTACTGTTGAACGTGTAAATGAACTGGATTAAGACCGAAGACCGACAGCCAAACGAAGGCGAAAAGGTCTGCGTAATGACGTATGACGCAGATGGATTCAACGCCACCTTCACTGGCGGAAACTTTATTGTAGATGGCACCAACGAAACCGTTAAGCCCGAAAATGTGGCTTATTGGTGTGCTGGCGAAAACTTTACCACGCAGATTAAGAAGAAGTGCGGAATGTGCGGGAGGATTTAACTATGCTTGACGATATTACGATTGACCTTAGCGGAATTGAAGGGCTGTTTGATAAGCACCTTCCCGACCCTGACCTGCTTGAATTCTATCGCAACTGCAACGACCGAATTATCATCTGGAACAACGGTATCGACGATTCTTTCTGTAGCATCGGCTACCAGATTATGCGCTATAACATGGAAGACAAGGATAAGCCGGTCGAAGACCGCACCCCTATTAAGCTGTTTATCAACAGCAATGGTGGCGAAATCGACGCGACGTTCTACGTCATGGACATTATCGCGGCTTCCAAGACGCCGGTTTACACCATTGGAATGAGTCGTTGCTACAGCGCTGGCGGACTGATTCTCATGGGCGGGCACAAGCGCTTTATCTTCAAGAATACGAAGTTCCTGCTTCACGATGGCGCTGTTGGCGACGTGAATTCAATGGGTAAGTTTTCTGACCATGCTGACTTCGTTAAGGAAAGCGAAAAGCGCATGATGGCTTATGTGACAAGCCACACCAACATTACCGAAAAGGAATATTCAGACAACTACCGCCGTGACTGGTATATGTTCGCCGATGAAATTATTGCGCGCGGCGTCGCCGATAAGATTATCGAAAGCGTGGACGAAATCATCTAAGGAGAATCGCTATGGCGGCAAAGAAAAGACCTGTTCAACAGAATTATGATAATCCTCCAGAAACACTGGACGAACATCTTTTTTGGGGAATTGTACCAGACGACGAACAAAAGAAGTTTATCGACGCAGTATGGAAGCGTGAAAAGAAACTGTTTTTTGTTGATTCTATAGCCGGTTCTGGTAAGACCTTGATTTCCACGGCGCTCGGCGCACTAATGGTAAAGTATGGACTGTATGACAAAATTATTTATGTCACATTCCCGGGAATTTACGAAAAATCGCAAGGATTTTTGCCCGGCGACCTTTTAACAAAGTCTGAACCTTACTTTTCTCCGTTGTATGACGCACTGGTTACTATTGGCGAACTTCCAGACCATGTATGCAACACTTCTGAAAAGGCTGTTGAAAACGGAACTGCATATATCGAATGTGCGGTTTCAACATATATGCGAGGAATCAACATTAACAACGCATTTGTAATTATTGATGAAGCAGAAAACGCAGACCTTCACACTCTTGCAAAAGTGCTGTCGAGAATTAACGACGACTGCTTGACAGTCGTCATCGGTCATTCAGGTCAGTGCGATATGGTCGATAAAACAAAATCTGGTTTTTCTGCTTGCATTGATTACAATATCAAACACCATCCAGACTTCTGCGAATCATTTAGACTTACCAAAAACCACCGAGGATTCGTTAGCGGATATGCCGACTTAATGTTAGAAGAATACGAATCGCCGCAGTATGGCTTTATCTATATGACAAAGAATAAGGTAACTGGCAAACTGTATATCGGGCAACATAAAAGAACTATGAACCAGAAAGACATTGATGATTCTTGGTATCTTGGTTCCGGCAAGATTCTTCGTCAAGCTATAGTAAAATACGGTGAAGAAAACTTTGAACGAAAAATCATCTACGAATGTGATAGCAGAGAAAAACTTAACTACATGGAAAAGGTCTTCATAGAATATTACAATGCAGTAGATGACGATACGTTTTACAATCTTGTTGCTGGCGGCAGAAACGGTGATATCGAATCTGTTAAAAAGGGTTCGGCAAGAAAACCAATGAGTGAAGAAGCGAGAAAACACATGGCGCGACAATTTACAGATGAACAGCGCAAACGCATGTCTGAATCTTCTAAAGGAAAACTTGTTGGTTACAAGCATAATGATGAATCTCGCCAAAATATGAGCAAAGGTCATGTTGGAAGTCGTTCAATATACAAAGACGGAATTTACAAATATGTGAAAGAAGATACCATTGAAGAGTACCTTTCTGAAGGCTGGGAACTAAAGGGGCCACAGTCTGGGAAATCAGCGGTTAATAACGGGATTGTTTGTAAAATGGTTGACGAAGCAGAACTTTCACAATACGAAGAATCCGGTTGGATGCGTGGACGACTTAAAAAGACTTGACAAAAAGTAAAAAGTGTGCTATGATATAAGCACGATAGGGAAAGGGGCTGGCAACAGCCCCGCCCTAATAAAAAATGAAACGAGGAAATAAAAATGATTGAACTTATCTTCTGCCTACTTATCAACGCCATCTTCTTTCCAAACGGATACACGAAGTCGCAGTCGCGCGCGGCAAGCTACGGCGCCTACTGCGGTGCGAAGAAGGCAATCCGTCGCAGTTGCCGATAAGGAGGTACTGGAATATGCTTATGGTTCTTACGTTTATCGTTGTGCCGATTCTGTTCTACCGCGCCTGCGAAAAGGACATGAAGGTTCATGAAACTATTATGAAGGCAAATCAAATGAATACGAAAAGATAAGGAGGAATCGCGCGATGTGGATAATCACAAATGGCGCGGGCTACATACTGCAAGACGAACGCGGCGTTTCAACTGTTGCCAACCCTGAGCAGGCGCTGAAGTTTTCGGAACGGAACAAAGCCGAGAACTTTTTCGCCAACCTGTCAAAGTCATTTAAGAACATTGGCTACACGGTTCAAGAAGCAACTGGTCGCGAACGCTACAGCGACATCAACTTTGACGAATATCTTGACGAAGACTGCTTAAACAACATTAAGGAGGACATCGCAGGAATCCAGACACTACTTCGCAAGGTTCTGCGTATGCGTGAACACGCACAGGAAGAACTTGAAAAGGCTGACGCGGCACTGCTCGATATCGAACATGCGGCAGAATTCTATTCGCTGAATGCGGCGCAGGGCTATCGCCTCTACCGAATGTTACACGAAACGCGCATGGAACGCAGGAAGCGCAAAGACCAAATCGCGGTTTGCAACATCATTATCGACAGCGGCTTCGACGGGCTGCTGGACGGAACAACGCTTAAACGAATCGCGGGCATGGACACGCGCGAATATAAGCCGCGCATACTTCAGGAACTGTTCGCGGAAGAAAGGAATTGCGGGGACGGACACTAAAACCCTCCCCCCCCCTATGGCAATGAAAATTATTATTGGGAAGTTTGGCGAAGACGGCGAACCGATTTGGTTCGAGGTGGAAAGCGACGACTGCAAGAAAGGGCGCGAAGCGGACTTAGACAAGGTGAA